GGGGTATGTTAAAGATGTGGTAGATGGTGCATTGTTGATATTAGAAAAGGGGGAATCAATGAGACCATATAATTTAGGATATGGTGGTGGTATCACAATTGGTGAAATATTAGATACAATATTAAAAGTGACAGGTAAAAATCCCGAAATTAATTGGGACAATTCAAAACCAACTACAATTCCCTTCAGAGCTGTTAATACAGACAGAATAAAAAATGAATTAGGGTTTGAACCTAAATATACTTTTGAACAAGGTATAAAAGAAACTCTAAAATGGTATAATGAATATGGTCAACTATAGATTTTACAAAAACGTACTTTTAATAAATCCGCCAGACCCTACACAAAATCTTAAGGATGTGTCTGACCTCATTGAAGAAATCAAACCAAGTGGTCATATAATTATTTGGCAACCTTGGGAGGCATTCGATGAAAGATTCTTGGATTATTTAGAGTATAATTATAAAGATAACAAAAAACATCTTGAAAAATACCAATATTTCGAAAATACATTAGTAAAAAATAATATACAATGTTATCTTTTAGTTGGATGTGATTATAGTGAAGCCTATTCAAATATTAACACCAATCCCATAAAAAATTTTGAAGTCATTTTTTGGCCCACCGCTTTGTTGCATTATACTTTTTATGGGATGACATCTTTTTATAAAAAAGAACCCGCACAATTATTCGACCCTCAAAAGGTAATTAAAAAACTTTATTTGAATTTGAACAACCACGATAGGAATCATCGATGTATGTTGATGGATTATCTTTGTAAATATGGATTGTTTGATTATGGGATAAACACGTGGAATTACCCAGACGCTCCATGGAATTTTGAATATTTTACTCCGAGAAAATTAACCTTTGAAATTGATAAAGATGAAAGGCAGACTCATCAGGTTTTTTCTTCAGAATTACTCAATGCTGGAAATCTGATTGATATCGTGAGTGAGACTGCCCCCGGTTGTACGGTGAGTCGTGGAGGGGAAAACACAGAATATATGTTTCATACTGAAAAAACTTTCAGAAGTATTTTATTTGGAAATCCCTTTTTAGTTTTAGGTAATCGAAATCAAAATGACAATCTGAGAAAATATGGTATAGGATTGTATAGTAAAATATTCAATTATGATTTTGATGATAGTGACTCTATAAAATTAAGATGCTTAGGAATAATAGATAATTTGTTTGGCATCAAAGATAAAAATTACAACGAAATTAGAGACCACATTCTCGGGGTCGCTGAAGCAAATATTTACACAGCGACTAGAATTGTTTATTATGATAAATATATACCAAGTATATTAAAATCTTTAGTTGGTGAAAACCGAGAAGAATATAAAATTTTACTTCGTGATTTCGATGCTAACTATGCTGAATCTTTCGGGTTACCGAATAATTGGAGTTTAACTGAAAAAATGTTCAAAGAAATATATCAATGAATGTATTAATTACAGGTGTTTTAGGAATGGTTGGTTCACATATGTTGGATTTTCTTTTAGAAAAACCAAACATAAAAATTTATGGATTCTGTAGATGGAATGAATCTATGGACAACATTGAACATTTGACCGAAGTGATAAATAAAAAAGACAGAGTCGAACTAATTTATGGGGATTTAAATGATTACGCATCAATACAATGTGCAATAGAAAAATCAAAACCTAATTATGTTTTTCACTTAGGAGCACAATCCTACCCTCAAACAAGTTTTGATTCACCAATTGAAACATTACAGACAAATATTATTGGGACTACTAATCTTTTGGAAGCAATTAGAAAATCGGAATATAAAGATGCTTTAATACATGTTTGTGCATCAAGTGAAATTTTTGGTAGAGTACCTGAACACAAATTACCGATTGATGAGGAATGTAGTATACATCCCGCTTCACCTTATGCAATATCTAAGGTTGGTACTGATCTTATTGGTAGATATTACGCCGAAGCTTATAGTATGAAAATCATGACTACAAGAATGTTCACTCACACAGGACCAAGAAGAGGAGATGTTTTTCACGAATCGACTTTTGCAAAACAAATTGCAATGATTGAATCGGGACTACAAGAACCAAAAATATTGGTAGGTAATCTTAATTCACTTAGAACATATGCGGATGTCAGAGACGCTGTTAGGGCATATTGGTTGCTATTAACAATAAACCCAATATCGGGTGAATACTACAACATCGGAGGTAATTTTACCTGTAGTGTTGGTGAAACATTAGAATATCTTTTATCAAAATCTAAAGTGTCAAATATTGAAGTGGTATTAGATATGAATAGATTTAGACCAATTGATGCTAACCTACAGATACCTAACACAACAAAATTTAAAAACCATACGGGATGGGAACCAGAAATACCTTATAATAAAACAATGGAAGACCTATTGGATTATTGGAGATTAAGAATAAATAACGGTCGTAAATTTTTAAACAGATAAAATAATGTCAGAACGTAAGTACTTACCAACATTAGCAGAATTAATTGACAGAATGAGTATTTCTCAATTAAAAGAACAGTTCATACCTGAACATAAAGAGGAGTATGCTCAAGAAATTAGAGATATTAAACATGATATTGATTTAATATTAAAAAATAGTGATGAATTAATAATGGCCGAGACGATAAGGGCAATTGTTGTATTAGCTCAAACCAATTTACATATTTGGCATAATGAATCCAACTATAGAAAATACGGTAAAACAGAAGATACTAACTTAGAATTAACACACGGTCTAAATGGTGTCAGAAACGCCGCCAAAAATAAAATTCAAGAAATTGTTGGGGGTAGAAAAGACTATAAAACAGATTGTCTTGCCTCCGAATTTAAAGATTGGGGAATTAGTTGGGAATAAAAAATTTATGAATAACATTAAAACAGAGCTTGTTGAATTAGGATACTCGATTATTGATGATTTTCTTCAATTAGAAGATGCAATTAAATTGAATAAATTGTTTGTCGACAATAATAGTTGGGAAAAAAGTATTCAAAAAAGAGAGGAACACTATTCACATGTTTTTAAATCAAATTCACCATATCTACCAAAAAATGGAGAAATTTATACATCAAGTTTTAGTAGGTCACAAGAACTAGAGTCAAATGATGAAATATTAAAATTATTCAATAATAATTTTATTAACCTATTAAAAAATGTGTCTCCATTTGAGTTAAATGATTTTGATATTAGATGTTATAAATTAGATGAGGGTGATCATTATAGGACTCATATGGATGATTATGCTGGTAAAATAAATGCTATTTATTATGTTAACAAAGATTGGGTTTGGGATTGGGGTGGAATGTTAAACATATGTTCTGATGTTGATTACGAGTTTAATAAACAAATTTTTCCGAGATTCAATAGAGTGGTGTTATTGAACAATCAGGTTTTTAGACAACCGCATTTTGTAAGTACTGTTCAACCATACGCAAATAATCCAAGATTCAGTATTGTGTCATTTAATAAATAATATGAGTTATAAAGATAAAAAATGGGATGAATGGAATGTTTCTTATTTGAAAACATTCGGATGTGAAGTACCAATCTTTACACCATCAATTTATAGAGAATATCGAGGAGAAATATTTTCAACTTTTCATTCACAAAAACATCCTGTTTTATTTAATATTCATTATGACATAAATGAAATTAATTTTCATACTAAGTTTTCAAAATCCCACAAGGGTGTTTTGAGGGGTTTACATTATGACAAGAAGAGTTGGAAATTAATACAAGCAATCCAAGGTGAAATTTATTTAGTGGTTTTAGATGTTAGAAATGGTTCGAGCACATTTGGTAAATGGGAATCTTACTTACTTTCTGAAAAAACAAGAGACCAGGTTTTAATACCACCAAGTTTTGCAAACGGACATTATGCAGTTACTGATTGTATGTTTTATTACAATTATTTTTATAATGGTGAATATGTTGACGAAAATCAACAAGGAGTAATTAAATGGGATGATAATAATTTTAATATCGAATGGCCAACAAATAATCCAATATTACAAAAAAGAGATAAATGATTAAAAATTTAGAACAATATCCGATTGTTAATAAACCTCTATGGGACACATACGGATTAATTGGTTTTGAGAAAAAAATCGCCGACCATTGGGAGTCAGGTAGGATAAGAGGACCTGTTCATTTAAGTGGAGGAAATGAAAAACACCTTATTGAAATATTCAAAAGAGTGAAAAAAACAGATTGGGTTTTCTCAACTTGGAGATCTCACTATCATGCTCTATTAAAAGGTGTACCCTCTGAATGGTTAGAACAAGAAATAGTAGAAGGTAGGTCAATAACAATAATCAATCAAGAAGAAAAATTTTATAGTTCGGCAATAGTGGGTGGTATTATTCCAATAGCAACAGGAGTTGCGATGATTAATAAAAGAGAAAATAAAGACAATATCGTATGGTGTTTTGTTGGTGACATGACATTTGAAACCGGTACATTTATGGAAAACTATAAGTACGTAAAGAATTTTAATTTACCAGTTAGATTTGTAGTTGAAGACAACGGCGTATCAACGAATACACCAACAATAGAAACATGGAATAAAAAATCGGATATACCTAATGATGTTGTTTATTATGAATACAATAAACAATGGCCACATTATGGTACAGGAAAATTTGTGGTATTTTAAAATGAAAAAAATAGTTGTCTTAGGTGGTGGAGGATTTATTGGTGGACATCTTTCAAAACGATTAAAAGATGAAGGTCACTATGTGCGTTCGGTTGACATAAAAAGACACGAATATTTCCAAGAAAAAGAATTATGTAATGAGTTTTTCTTGGGTGATTTACGTGAACCAAATTTTGTTAAAAGAGTATTGTTCTCACCGGATGATAACGATTCATTTGACGAGGTCTATCAAATGGCTGCTGATATGGGTGGTGCTGGGTATATCAACACAGGAGAAAATGATGCAGAAGTTGTTCATAACTCTATGTTGATAAATCTGAATGTTTTGAATATAGGTGCTAAGCTAAAAGTAAAAAAATTTTTCTTTTCTTCCTCTGCTTGTGTATACAATGAACATAATCAATTGAATCCTGATGCACCTGTTTGCGAAGAATCGTCAGCGTACCCCGCGAATCCAGATAGTGAATATGGTTGGGAAAAATTATTTAGTGAAAGATTATATACAACTTTTAAAAGAAACTATGGTGTGGATGTTAGGATAGGAAGATTTCATAATGTATTTGGACCAAATGGAACATATGATGGTGGAAAAGAAAAGGCACCTGCGGCAATTTGTAGAAAAGTATCCAAATGTGAAAATGGTGGTATCATAGAAATATGGGGGGACGGTAAACAAACTCGGTCATTTCTATATATTGATGAATGTTTGGACGGCGTTTTAAAACTAATGGAGTCAGATTATGATAAACCAATTAACATTGGTAGCGAAGAAATGATTTCCATAAACGACATGACAAAATTAATTATCAATATAAGTGGTAAAGACATCTCAATTAAGAATGTAAATGGACCACAAGGTGTTAGAGGTAGGAATAGTGATAATAGATTAATTGAAAAGGTTTTAAATTGGAAACCAAACAAACCATTAAATGAGGGATTAATAAAAACATATCAATGGATAAACAAAGAAATAAATGAGAAAATTTAATGTTTTATACGATAGTTCTGTTGAGGGTAATAAAGACTTAATTGTAAATACGATGTATGGTTACAAGATTGAGGAAATCGAGTTTATTGATATCAATGATATTGTAATAAATGAGTCTGAAAAATATTATTCAATTCTTGTAACCGGTTTTTATATTGAACCTTATTTTTTAAATTATAAATCGTTACCAATACCACATAAGACAAAAAACCTTATGAGAAAACATAAAAATGTTTTTTCGGTTTTTTTGTCTGAACATGAATCTGATAATGATAGAGTGATAATTTGTTTAGAAGAGCAATCAAAAAATGAAAATTTAAATACCGAACAAATTATTTTAATAAATGGAAATGAAATTATTGATGGGTTGGTGTCAGAATCAAATAGTAAAATAAAGGTACACACATCAAATAGATTACCATTGGTTGCGGTGGAAGGTATGAACACATTTAAGTATAATTTTGAAGAAAATAGAAAAAATACTTTTATGTGTTTTAATAGAATGAATAAATGTCACAGACTTGCTTTATTGGTATTATTAAGGAATGAAGGTATTTTAGATGAAATTGATTGGTCACTACTTAGAGGTAATGAAATAAAAGAAAGATACATCAATTTAGATGGTTCATATTCTTATATCTTATTCTTAGATGTATTAGATAAAGATGATATAAAAAAATATAAAGAACATATTGATTATTTGGTAAATTATGGTATTAAAAATAGTATAAATGAAACCGATTACAAAATAGACGAGCCTCCGTATTTTATTGATTTTTATAAATCTTATGAAATGAATCCATATAAACATTCGTATGTAAATTTAGTTACCGAAACAAGTTATCATAGTGAGAAAGTAATTCATATAACAGAAAAATCTTTAATTCCATTTTATTATTCTCAAATAGGATTAATATTAGGTAGTTGTGGTCATAATGAAAGATTCAAAGAAAAATATCAATTAGATATGTTTGAGGATATTATCGATTATTCATTTGATAAAGAAAAAGACAATAGAGAAAGGTTATTTTTATATTTTGAGCAAGTCAAAAAACTTAAACAAATTGACTTTAAAAAATATTTCTCAGAAAATAAGAAAAGATTTGAATCGAATATGAAAAGAATAAAAAATATCGTAAACGATAAAAAAGATTATAATTTTTTTAAAAGTTTAATATGACAAGTTATAAAGAAGAATTAACACAAATGATGACTAAGATTGGTCAAATTGATAAAACAATTTTTATTGGTCAGCAAATCCTGTTTCCTGGTAATCCTATGAGTTCTACACTTGATGGTGTACCTAAAGAAAAATTAATAGAAGTACCGGTTATGGAAGACACACAAATGGGTATGTCTTTGGGTATGTCTATGAATGGATATCATGTGGTAACCTTCTACCCAAGATGGGATTTCCTAATTTGTGCAACGAATCAACTTGTAAATCATGTTGATAAAATAAAACTGATGAGTAATAATAAGTGGTTACCAAATATGATTATAAGGGTAGGTAAAGGATCAGACGTACCATTAGACCCCGGACATCAACATAAGGGTAATTACATCAATCAATTTAAAACTATGTGTCCCAACATACAGATACATGAATTATTGGAAGTGAAAGATATTAGAGCCACGTATGAGAATGCAATAAATAATGGAGGTATACATCTAATTGCGGAATATCCACAATTGTATAGTACCACTTAAATTTAGTTAAATGAAAATTGTTCACACATATATCAAAACTAAGAATGGTACCGGATTTAATGAGTACACCGCCTATTCTATGTTATTATCTGTTTTATTGGCTAAAAAACATTATGAAAGAGTAGAACTTTATTGTAATCAAGAAATACATGATATTGTAAGAGAAATAGGAATACCATACACAAATATTAATGTTGAGGTATTGAAGGACGTAAATGTCGACACCTTCTCAATACCCAAATTAATGGTATATTCATTACAAGAAGAACCTTTTATACATATAGATTTAGATACCTTTTTATTCAATAAACTTCCTGAATTAGATAGGAACACTATTTGGGGTTGTTACCCAGAGGGTTCTGGTGAATATATTGGATATACAAAAAACACAACAAATTTTTTCACAACATACCTACAAGGAGCGTTCAAGATACAAAACGACGTGCCCGAAGAATTTTTAGAGTTTGTTAAATTCAAAGATGTAATGAATATGTGTGTATTTGGTGGTTATAATTTTTCCTTAATTAAAAGAGCGTCTCAATATTGTTTAGAAATATATAATAAAAACAAGGAATTCTTCGATTCTGACTATTATTATTCTTGTATCATAGAACAACTATTTATTCCATCAGCAGTAAGGTATATGGTTAACAGTAAGCTATCAGCAAGAAAAACAGATAGTGAATTGTTTACATTCTTTTTTGATAAAAACCCCACTTTAATTCATTACGAGGAAAAGAAACAAATGTATCCATTTATAATTGAATCGAACAGACAAATTTTAAATATTAAGAATAGGGATGACATATTTAAAAATATTTCTTATAATTTCAATGGTTTTTTTCATCTAAATGGATATAAAACCATAAAAGAATTGATGTTTTTAATTAAACAAAAACTAATACAAGATTTCGGAGCGGTAAATGAGGTTATTAAAATAGATAGAAAATTTAATGAGGTCGGTAATTGTTTAGAATCAACAGAAAATTATATGGATTATTTACAAACACAAATGGAGAATATTAATAAAATAAAAAATGGTGTTTATAAAAACTAATAATTATTATTATGTATACTATTGGGGTTTCCGCATATTATCACGATTCGTCCGTTTGTTTATTTCAAGACGGTAACTTAATTTTTGCTTGTGAAGAGGAAAAATTCACAGGTATTAAACACGACTCGTCTTTCCCCAAAGAATCTTTAAAATATGTTTTTCAAAACTATAATTTAAGTAAAGAAGACATTGAGTGTGTTTGTTATTATGAAAATCCACTATTGAGATTCAAAAGAAAAAAATCTTTTTTAAAATCACTCGTCAATAATATAAAGGTTAGATACAATTTAGGTAAAATAAGTAAAAAAATATTTTACACTCCTCATCACATGTCTCATATGATGTATTCATATGGTTCATCTAACTTTAAGGAGTCTTTAGTTGTGTCGATAGACGGGGTAGGAGAAACTTCTACCGTGTCCATTGGAATTGGTAAAGATGGGTTAGTTGAACAAATTAAGACAATAGAGTATCCACATTCTTTGGGATTATTCTATTCCGCAATGACTGCATACTTAGGATTCAAACCGAATGAAGGTGAGTACAAAGTTATGGGTTTAGCTTCGTATGGTGATCCGTCACAATATAGAGACGAGGTATCTAAGTTGATTAAATTTGAAAATGGTCAAATCATATGTAACATGGATTATTTTTCATGGGATGTATCTGATATTACAATGTTTAATCATAAATTAGAAGATGTTATAGGTTTAGGACCGAGAGACGTAAAAGATGCGATTGAGCCATCACACAAAAATTTAGCGGCTTCTATACAAGAAAAATATGAAGAAGTTTTTTTTAAATTATTAGAAAATTCTAAAGAATTATATAACTCAGATAACCTTTGTTTGGGCGGTGGATGTGCATATAATGGAACCGCCAACGGTAAAATAGTTAACAAGGGTATGTTTAAAAAATTGTGGATACCACCGGCACCATCTGACGCAGGAAACGCGATAGGCAGTTGTTTATACTATTTAAGAAAAATAAAAAATATTAAAATAAAACTATCAACAACCCCCTTTTTGGGACCTAGTTATACTACAAAAGAAATATCTAAAGTGTTAAATGAATACAAACTTTTGGTCCAATATGAACATTTAGAACATCAACAATTATTAACAAGAGTTGCGAATCATATTTCCCAAGGTAAGGTTATCGGATGGTTTCAAGATAGGATTGAATTCGGTGCAAGAGCATTAGGTAACAGATCAATACTTGCTGACCCAACTCATCCTGAAATGAAAAACCAAATAAATCGTGTTATCAAAAAAAGGGAAGGATTCAGACCATTTGCACCTATGGTTTCATTTGAGAACCAAAGTGAATATTTCGAGTCAAAGGAATATGTTCCTTATATGAATCAGGTAGTTATGGTTAAAGAGAAATACAGGGATAAACTACCCGCGGTGACACACGTTGATGGTACGGCTAGAATTCAATCAGTGATACCAATGAATCCTATTTATAGATTATTAAAGAAGTTTCAAGAGAAAACGGGATATCCCATATTACTAAACACATCTTTTAATATTAAAGATAAAACAATGGTATTAACACCTGAAGATGCAATAATAACTTTCTTAGATACTGAAATGGATGTTTTGGTATTAGGAAATTTTATAGTTTTTAAAAAATAAATTATGATAACTAAATTAATTAATTGGGTTAAAAATAAACTCAAGGAGAGAAAAAAGAAAAAAGAATTTCAAAAAAAATTAGAGGAGTTAAGAAAACGTGATCCTTTTATATATAAACACTAATCTTAATGAAACCCGCCTTTTTGACGTTCATATATGGTGATGAAACTTATGTGAAATTTGGTTCAAAACTGTTATCTAAGTTTAAACAAAACGGATATGAAACCTTTGTGTATACTGAGAAAAAAAACCAATTTATCGGGCACAATGTAATTTCTTATGAAGAAAATACATTTTCATATCACCATAAAATTTTTGCTGTAGAGAAACTACACGACTTAGGTTATAAAGAAATATTACTAATCGACGCTGATTTAATTATCAACGACGATGTTTTTTTTAATCTATTGATAGATATCAAATTTGAAGATGGTATTTCATATACCCGTAACGGACTATCAAAAAATTTAGAAGAATTTATAGGTGATATAAATTTGGGTGTATACAAAGAATCCATAAAAAAATATAATTTAGAAAATTTAAATTTAATACAATCTGTTTGGGAAGATATTATATATTTTAATTTAAATAATATAGATTGTAAAAAATTCTTCGATTATTATCATGAACTAACTGATATAAAACATGAGTTTGATAAAGGCATAAGAAAGAGTGACCGATTTGGTGATCAAGAAGGATACACAATAGTAATTGCTTCAAAACTATCAAACACACCAATACAGATAAACGAAGACCTCAGAAAAATATCCACCAATATTATTGCATCAAATTACACCTATGACAATGATATAATAAAACCAATTCTAAGCGAATTAGATATTATAATACCATATAGAAAAGATAGTGAGGAAAGAAAATTAAATCTATTAAAAGTAGTTGACTATTATAAAAAACATTTCAAGGATACGAATTTTATAATTTCCGAACAGGGTACTGAATCAACCATTGAAACAGACGGATTCGAGTATACTTTTAGAAAAAAGGATTTACCACATAATCAATCACAATGTATAAACGATGGTATTAAATTATCAAAAAAGAAATACGTTTGTGTAATTGATTGTGACATTATTTTGTTGGATTACTATAACATATACACATCCCTAAAACAAATGTTTATGGATGAAATTGATTATTGTTTACCGTATACTGAATGTTTTGATTTACCCGATTTTAAAACAAGGGAACCTTGGGGAAAGAAATGTGTCGGCGGTATTTTTATTATTAATAGAAAAAAATTTATTGATGTAGGTATGAATGATGAGGGATTTGTTGGTTGGGGAAGAGAGGATGACGAAAGACATCATAGATTAATTAATAATGGGTTTCGATTTAAAAGAATGACAGGTTATATAATACACTTGTTTCATCCCGACCAAAGAGATATTGTGAAGACAAGTGAAATAAATTTAGACCGTCTAAAAGAAATAACAAATGATAACAGTTATATTAACTAAACACAAAAGGGAGAATTTATTTGAGGAGCAATATGAATCTATTTTATCACAAACAATACCAGTCGATGAAATTCTTATTTGTGATAATACAAAACAAAACACCGGAGTGTGGGGTAGATTTTCTTTAGCACTACATTCTAAAAATCCGTTTGTTTGTGTTATAGACAACGACACAATACCAGGTATAAAATGGTTAGAAAATTGTCTAAATTCGTTTATAATGCAAGAAGGTTTATATGGAACTTGTGGATATGTGTTTAATTCAAATGAAAGATACCAAGACAATTATCAAAGATTCGGTTGGGTAAATCCAAATGAAAAAATTATGCAAGTTGATTATGTTGTTCACAATTGGTTCTTCAAAAAGGAATGGTTAAAATATTATTGGTCAGAGATACCCGATTCAAAATACTGGTTGTGTGGTGAGGATATGAATTTTTCCTATCAACTACAAAAAAGGGGTATCAATACATTCTTACCTCCACACCCTGAAAATGATAAGTCTATATGGGGAAGTATAAAAGGTTGGGAATACGGAATGGGTCCTGAATCTTTGTGGGAATCAAATATCGAAAACTTTAGATTTAATATGTTCGAGTTTTTTGATAACCAAATTAAGAAAGGCTGGAAATTACAATATGAATTACGAGGTTAAAGTTTTATCATTAAAAAGAAGACAAGACAGAAGAGAATATATCACCAATTTAATTGGGGAAAAATATCCTTTTAGTTTTTTTGATGCGTTAGACGGTAAAACAAATTATATACCCGAAGATTTATTTATAGAATCTGACTATCATCTTTGGAATGTCGACCCAAACTGCGTGAGAGCGGTTGCACTTTCAAACATAATGATTTGGGAAGAGTGTTTCAATCAGAATAAAAATATATGTGTTTTTGAAGACGATATTGAATTAATTAATGATTTAACTCTTAATTTGGAAGAGTTGTTTCAAAAAGACTTTGATATATGTTTTTTAAATAATATAACCGAATGGTTTCCAAACTGTTATTGTTATTTAATAAAGCCATATGGTGCAAAAAAATTGATTAACCATTTTAAAAAAAATGGATTTAAACGGAGCATTGATTGGGAGTTAGTTTCACTACCTTCAGATTTTAAAGTTATCCATACAGAACAAAATAATTTCGGGAAAACACCCAACCCCAAGATTTCTAAATCAGACATTGTCACAGAAGGAAATACATATAAGACCATTTGACTTTATCATTGTAATTTAGTATATTATTATCTATGATATACTGGTTTACAGGTCAACCCGCATCGGGGAAAACGACCATAGCAAAACATTTAAAATCTTATTTGAGTAATACCGAGAGAGTTATCCATATTGATGGAGATGATTTACGTAAAATCTTCAACAATAAAGATTATTCTGAAACAGGTAGAAGAAGGAATATAGAAAGAGCTCAAGACATTGCTCGTTTTATGAGTGAAAAGGGATATTCAGTTGTGGTATCACTTGTTTCACCATACAAAGACATGAGAGATAGTTTTAAAAAAGATAATAACGTAATTGAAATTTATGTACATACAAAAGACATAAGAGGAAGGGAAGAATATCACGTTGATAATTACGAACCCCCGACTGAAAATTATGTTGATTTAGATACCACTAACAAAAGAGATGACGAGTCATTCATCGATTTAATTAAATTTATTGATTTATGAAAAAATATGCATTGTACATCGGAAGGTGGCAAAATTGGCACAAAGGACATGAATGGTTAATAAACCAACAATTAGATAAGGGAAAAAACGTTTGGGTGGCAATCAGAGATGTTCCTAAAGACGAAAATAACCCTAAGAAAGCACACGATATTTTAATGGAATTATCAAACACTAAATTTTTTACAGATAACTCTGACAAAATATTCTTGAGTATTATACCCGATATCGAATCTGTAAATTATGGTAGAGGTGTTGGATATGAAGTAATTTATCACGAACCCCCACAAGAAATCGCCGATATAAGTGGGACTAAAATTAGAAAAGGAGAAATAGATGCCACTGGTAAAGAGACACATAGCTAAAAGTATTAGTTATAGATTTATTGGAACATTAACAACAATTATATTAACCGTATCAGCGGGTTTACCATTGAAGTGGGCAGGAATGGTTGGTTTAGGGGAACTTGTAATTAAACCATTGATATACTTTTTACATGAAAGAGTTTGGTATAATTGGATTAAGTATGGTTTAAAAAATAAAATGTAATGTTTACAAAATTTATAGAGGAATTTTTATCAAAAGAAGAATGTGATTATCTAATTAAATTAGGTGAATCAAAAAATCTCATTGATATGAAGTCTTCTAAATTTTTGAATGAAAAAATAATAAATCAAAATTTAGAGTATGTTGGTAATAAAAGAAAAGGTTGTTATTTTATTAACGAAACATTAGAGGATGAATTTATTATTAGTTTAACAAATAAAATAATTAATATTTCAAATAACACAACACCATTTAAATCTATAAAATATGAAAATGTTCTAAAATATTCTTTTAACAAATATTCTAATGGTGATTTTTTAAATTGGCATGAGGATAAACATGAAATAATGGGTGGGGCAACAATTACAATTATTCTTCAATTAAATGATAATTATGAAGGTGGATATGTTAAATATTTAATTGATGGAGTTGAAAATACTCTACCAAAAAAAAGAGGTAGTATTTTTTTATTTGATTCTAATATATCCCACTTTGTTGACGTAATAGAATTAGGAAATAGGTATTCTATAAATGCGTGGCCTACATCAATAAAATCTAAAACACTTATTTAAATGGACAGATTTTGGATTATTAATAATTTTCTAACGGTTGAAGAATCTTCCTACATTTTAGAAAAATATAAATTAGAATTAAAATTAAAAAAGGCGGAAGTAACTATTGATGGGGTTGATGTATCCTCTGAACTTGCAAGAAAGTCTTCGGTTGGGTTTATAGATAACATTGAAATTTTAGATGATAAAATTAAAACTAAATTAGAAGAACTAATAAAAGTTAAAGGTTTTAAAGTTACGGGATTAGGACCGTATCAATTTACAGAATATAAGGTTGGTGAATTTTATAACTGGCACACCGACTCATCAGATAATTATAAAAATAGATTCGTATCAATAGTTTTACAATTGAATGATGAATATGAAGGAGGTTGTTTAGAAATAAGCATAGATAGTGGGAAGAAAAATATAGTAAAATTACAAAAAGGTATTGGTAATTTATTTATATTTTACTCTAATTTATTACATAGAGTAACACCAGTGACCGAAGGGGTCAGATATTCTTTAGTTAATTGGATTCAATTAGAACCAAAAGAAAATTTTGTAAACACTTTAATATGAATAAAAGAGTAATCATAATTGGTGGTGGTACTGCTGGATGGGCAACGGCATTATCTGTACAAAAATATTGGTTAAATGTGGATGTCACTCTAGTTGAAAGTTCTAAAATTGGAATATTAGGTGCAGGAGAAGGAGGAACCTCTAATTTTGGTTTGTTTTTGAAATTATTAGACATTAACATTGAAGATTTTACGAAAAAAACAGGATCAACAACAAAAGATGGAATTAAACTGATAAATTGGACACATGTCGGTAGTCAATCCGAACATCTATTTCATCAAATCAATAAACAAACAAATGACATAAGAAAATATTCCGCGTTTCATTTTGATGCCAGACGTGTTTCTGAATATTTTAAAAAAACCGCAATAGATAGGGGGGTTAAATGGGTAGATGGACAAGTTAAAAAAATAAATCATACGTCAGAAAATATAGATAATATCGAATTAACAGACGGAACCGTAATTAATTTAGATTTTATATTTGATTGTAGTGGTTTTGCTAGATTAATAATTCAAGGGGTACATAAAGAGGAATGGATAGATTATTCAAAATATCTACTACTCAATAAAGCACTTGGTTACTTTTTACCACAAACAAAACAATTGACAAATAAAGACCTCACACATACTTATATGCATGCTATGAAATCGGGTTGGATGTTTCAAATACCATTAAAACATCGTTGGGGGTGTGGTTATGTTTTTAACGATTCATATACATCTGTTGAAGACGCTAAAAAAGAAATTGAAGAATACTTAGGACACGAAATAAAAACAGAAAAGGTATTTGATTTTAAAGCAGGAACACATACGAGAAGTTGGATAGGCAATAGTATTTCTATTGGTTTATCATATGGTTTTTTAGAACCATTGGAGGCAACTTCACTTATGTCGACTATTATACAATTGAAAAGATTAATCGATAATAATTTTGATGTGTCATATAAAGACACGTTTAATAAAATATGTAGAGAAACAAATGAGCAAAACATGATGTTTATTCGATATCATTATTTAAATGAAAGAATGAACACACCATTTTGGAAAGACGCATATAACGCACCGATACCAAATAAATTAAAATTAATTTTAGATGAAACAAATAAAATTTCGGTTACAAATGATACCGATTTAATAAGTGCATTTGAACTATATGATTGGAAAGAGAATGAGTTGACATTTTTTGTACAGAATTATAATACCATATTTAAAAAAAATAAAAAAGGAATATCAAAAAGTTTAATATAATGAAAAAAATATTTTTTGATGATAAAACATATATTTGGATTAAATCTTTGGATTTAGTAAAATTAAAAAGTGAAATATTAAGAGAGTCTTATATTGTAGTAGATTCGAAAAAAGATACCGTTAAAACAGACGGTTACGGATACAGAGAGGAGTGGA